GAGAAGTCTGAGTACTTTACGGATGAGAGTGAAAGAACCGTTTATAAGATAATTAGCGAATTTGTAGTTAAGTATAATAAACCTCCAACTACCGAGGCGCTAGGTATTACATTACAAAACTCTAACTTACCTGAGGGTACTTTTAAAGAGACGAGTGAGTTAGTAAAAGAATTAGATATATTTGAAAAGCCAAATCAAGATTGGCTATTGGATGAGACTGAAAAGTTTTGTAAAGATAAAGCCGTTTATAATGCCATTCTTCAATCGATTGGTATCATGGAAGGTAGAGATAAGAACTTTAGTAAAGATGGCATACCATCATTGTTACAGGAGGCGCTAGGTGTCTGCTTTGATTCTTCCGTGGGTCACGATTATTTCGAAGATTCTTCTGATCGGTTTGATTTTTATAATCGGGTGGAGTCTCGCCTTCCGTTTGATCTATCGCTATTCAATAAAATCACAAATGGAGGCTTACCGAACAAGACGCTTAATATTGCTCTGGCTGGTACTGGTGTGGGTAAGTCTCTTTTCATGTGTCACATGGCTGCTGCGAATCTGGCTCTAGGTAAGAACGTTCTCTATATTACGATGGAGATGGCAGAGGAGAGGATTGCCGAGCGTGTTGATGCTAACTTACTAAACGTTGAAATCGATCAGTTAAAGAACTTACCTAAGCAAATGTTTGAAGGTAGGATTAGTAAGATTAACGGTAAATCTCATGGTAAGTTAATTATCAAAGAATATCCTACCGCTTCTGCTCACGTTGGTCATTTTAAGGGTTTATTGAACGAATTATCGCTAAAACGTTCATTTAAGCCAGATGTTATCTTTATTGACTATTTGAATATCTGCGCATCCTCTAGATTCAAGCCCGGTGGCGGTGTCAATTCTTATACATATATCAAAGCCATTGCTGAAGAGTTGAGAGGTCTAGCTGTAGAATTTAATTTACCTATCGTCTCCGCTACACAAACTACGCGTTCGGGTTTCTCGAATACAGATGTGGAGCTGACCGATACGTCCGAATCCTTCGGTTTACCCGCCACGGCAGATTTTATGTTTGCCTTAATAAGTACAGAAGAGCTCGAAGGTCTCAATCAGATCATGGTCAAGCAGTTAAAAAACCGGTATAATGATCCAACATTATATAAGCGGTTTATGATTGGTATTGATCGTGCGAAGATGCGACTTTATGACTTAGAGGATATTGCGCAAAGTAACTTAGCTGATTCCGGTCAAGATGATAACGAGAACAGCAACTTTGGTATGTCTAAAATGTTTAAGACAAAGGATTTCTCCGGCATAAAGGTATAAATAAATTAAAAGGAGGTCCTATGTATCTTGCAACAGCCATAGATCAAGTTTTAGAAGATAAGAAATCTAAGCTTTTAGGACGTCCTACTTATTACCAGATTGCCGGAACTTTAACGCGCGGCTATAAAAGAGCCAGCATACCGTTTAAGTTTAGATTCGAAACATTCGATGATTACGGTCCTGATGATCTATCTGTCTCCGGTCTTTACGACATGGAAGAAGATGTTAAATATATCATACTTAATTTTCCTAAAGAACAAAAGCATTACTCTATTACCAATGAAAATTGGAGAGAGTTTAAATTTGCTGTGTCCCAGGTTTGCCAGCATGAAACGATACATGAGTTACAATGGCAGAATAGGGAGACAGATGGTGAACCATGTGCAATCGATTTCCGTAACTTAACGGGTTCAATATCAGAAGAAAAAGAGTATCTTGCTGACATTGATGAGATAGATGCCTACGGTCACGATATTGCTATGGAAATTAAGTACTGCTATCCTAAAAAAGATCCTTACGAAATTTTAAGAACCATTGATAAAAGAAAGAAGCTCTGGTCTTATAACTATTATAAAAAGATATACAAAGGAGATGATTGGTCAAGAATAAAGAAGAGGCTTCTAAAGAAAACCTTTCAATGGATGCCTTATGTTACAGTATAATCGGAAAGGTTTAAATGAACGATGCACTGCTCAGTGTGGGAGATGTAATTCAGATCGCCCTCATGCTTGCGGCCTGTTACGCCTGTTACTGGAAGGGGAGATACGAGGGTATTGAGGAAACCGTAACAGAATTAATAGATAGGGGTCTACTAGATGTAGAGGAACTAGAGAAAGAAGAGCCGTAAGGCTCTTTTTTTATGGACGTAACGTAATCATCCAAAAGTTGCCAGTAACACCGAAATAGGTTATAATAACATATGTTTAAAAGGAATACATTATGACTCAAACAAATTCACGAGCACGGGTTAAGCAAGATATGGTGGGCGGTGAGGGTATGATATTTTTGTTTAGTCAATATCATTCGGCGACTTTGGAAAGCTTTCGAGTAATCTGTAAGGAGCTGATAGAGCAATCCTCTGGTAAGCGTACAACCAAAGATAAGTTCATCTACGAGTTAGAGCGAGCAACGTCTAAGGATGTTATGGTTACCAAGGTAACCAACTATCTGATGGCAGGTCAAGGCCTGGGCGTTTGATAGTATTTTTTATATTATGAAAGGCATTGATATGTTTACAGTAGCAGGTGTTTCCCGTAACGACGGGGTGATTAAGGTTCGTTTCTGTTCTGATAAGGTTCTTCGAATTAAGAACTTGCAAAAGCAGGGCGATACTGATATCGATTTGATTGAGCTTCCCAAGCCCATGACCAAACCAGAAGCATGCCAGTTTCTGTTAGATCAAGATCAGTTTGTTGCTTATGCATCAGACATTATCGAGATTCTGGGAAAGAAAGAGTTGACGAAAACTGTGAAACAGCCTATAATCAAGGCTGCGAAAGAGGAAGTAGTTGATCTAGAGCTTGAGTCAATCAAAGAACTAGCAGAAGCTTAATTCTCTGTTACGAGGGAAAGACCGCCGCCCTCGTAACTTTTTCTATGGTGGGGCATTTCTATATTAAGGAAATATTATGTCTTTGCAAAACAGTGTACTTAAAACTTTGTCACATGGCCGTCAATTTACCGCCGGTCAAATGGCAGGTTTGTTTGGTACTACAGAAACCTCTGTGGCCGCTCGTATCTCCGAGTTGCGCGCACAAGGTTATTCCATCTATAGCAATACTGCTAAGAATGGTAAAACTGCATACCGTCTGGGTACGCCCTCACGTCGTATGATTGCCGCCGCTTACGCAGCCGTTGGCAGCTCAGTTTTTAACTGATGTGACTTGAACGGTCTCTCCTAAGGGACGCCGGATATCGTAACCGGCATTAATTTATTATGGAGTCGTTATGCCTTTATTTGTTGTAGATGCTATTCAGATGTTTCGTATCAGATACGTTATCGAATGTAAAGAAGCCGAACATGCCGGTGATACTGTTACCATGAATCAAGCCGAGCAGTTCAGTCAGATGAATCTAGGTGAACGTATTCTAACGACTAAAGAAATTACCTATGAAGAGTTTCGTAGGATGAATAAAGCTATAGAAGAAGACCATGGTGATGGTACCTCTTTTCAAGCCGAAACCGGTTCGCCCTGGATGGGTGAGAAGTTGATTCACGTGGTTAATTATGATAAGGAGACTAAGGAATGAATGTTCTAGCACAAGTACAACGTCAACGCGTTCGATTTAGCCCTGACGATAAGAAGCATATCGATCAATATCGTAACTTTGTAGTTAATCGAAAATGGGATAGTCCAGGTTGCCCATTCGAATTGCAATGGCCATATCTTAGTATTCCTGATATGATTAAAGATAAGATCATTAATCATTACTTAAAAATCTAATTTTGTATAAATAATCCATAATATTCAATCGGAGTTAGTATGGAACAAAAGAAAACATCATTAATTGAAGCGGCTTCAGAATTCTTATCACGTGATACGTCTTCTAAAGTAAGTCAAACTCTTAATGAAGAAGAGAATGATGAGGTTACCAAACGAGTCAATGCCAAGCACCCTGACGTAGGCCACATAGTATCAGAAGGTCCCCATCACATCTATGCTGCAGAGAAGGACAGAGGTATTAAATATGTTCATCATAATTCTTCTACCGGTAAGACCACAAGTCTAGGTGTCCATGGGCGCAACGCCACTGAAAGTAACTATTCGGATATGAGATCAAAAATGGAAGATCATGGTATTAAAATATCTGATAAAACTGATAAGAGATTAGTCGACTTTCACGATAGTACTATTTAAAGTTTTTTTACTTTATCAAGCCCCAGTTCTGCTGGGGTTTTTTATTAGATAAATATAATAAACTTTAAGGATCTATAATGACTGTAGGTGCAGGTGGAGTAGCATACGAGAATAAAGTATTGAGTGCTTTAAAACCACAGATTAAATTACTGCCGAATATTGAAATTAAGCAAGGTACCTCTACGGCTGCGTTTGCTGCAAATGAGCCTGACTTGCAGTTAGTAATTTTCGGTACACCAGTTAATATTGAAATTAAACAAGACTCCAAAGCTCAAATGGGTGGGGGGTCTTTTAACTTTGATCTTAAAACTGGTAAATTTTTTAAATCAGCCAAAACAGAAATGGATGCTGATGTTGAAAAAACTATTTTAAAGTTATTAAATGCTAAAAAGAAAAACGTGGTAGACGTTTTAAATTTTGCTAAGAAAAACGATTTACCGGGGTTAAGTAAAGACGTAAAAGGGTTACCTCTTAGAGCATCCAAGGATACCTGGGAGGCAATTACTAAAGCCCGGCTACTGGTACCGCTTAATACTATTATAGAAACAGATATTGACTTCTTATACGATCATTATGAACATAAAAATTGTTTCTATATTCAAATGGGAAATGCCGGGCTATTTTACCTTAAACGTAATCCTTTGAACTTACCAGTCCCACAATTAAGTTCAAAGTTTAATGTTGAACTTAGACTAGGTAGATCAGGTTCATCATATGTTGCAGCTGTTAAAACTAATGTAGCGTCGGGTAGTATTAGAGCTCAAGGCCGGTTAAATGGTAAGGTAAGTTCCCCTTACTCATTAGATAAAACAAATGACTTTACTAAACTCTTTGGTGCATTATCTAAAAAAGATTTGCAAAAATATAAATGATGCAATTTAACTTATATCTTACTGAAGCTTCAGAAGAAAAACTAACGCATTTAGAGCATGCAGAAGACCATGTCATTAATGATGGTATGGAAGGCTTTGCCCATGCCTATCATAATTTAGAAGACGTTAAAGACCAAGTTAACGGTAAGAAGAATAAGACTAAGATTGCAACTAAGTACGATGGTTCACCTTCTATTGTATTCGGGCATCACCCTGAGACAGGTGCTTTCTTTGTTGCATCTAAATCGGTGTTTAATAAAGATCCTAAGTTAAACTATACACCAGAAGATATCGAAAAGAATCACGGGCATGCCCCTGGTCTAGTTCAGAAGTTAAAACAAGCATTAGAACATCTACCTAAAGTAACACCTAAGACAGGAGTCTATCAAGGTGATGTGATGCATTCGGGTATCAAGTCAAAAGATAACCCGCACGGTGATGTTGTAAATGAAGGTGGTAAGTATCACTTTAAACCTAATACCTTAACGTACTCTACAACTCATAGTTCGGCAGAAGGTAAGAAGGTTGCAAGTTCTAAGTTTGGAGTTGCCGTACATACTGCCTACGAAGGTAATACATTAGCAGGAATGAAAGCACAATACGGTGCCGATCTTTCTCACTTCCCTAAGCATCCAGATGTCCATGTTATAAGTACTGTAGACGATGTTCATAAGGCCGATCTGAATACAAACCAGTCACATACGTATGAACATCATATGACCCAGGCAAAACAAGCCTTTAACAGTACCGATAAAAAGCACTACGGTGCTATAGAGGGTCATCAAGAACATTTGAAAACTTACATTAATAAGACCGTAAGAGATGGTACCAAGCCATCGGTTCAAGGTTATTCTGAACACTTAAGAGATCGGCATCTTAAAGATATTGCTAAGGTAAAGACAGCAAAGGCTGTTGGTACTAAGACCGATAAGATGCAAGAAGATCTAGCCCATGTAAATAAACATTCTGATAAGTTTCAGAAGATCTTAGATATGCATCATCACCTACAGGCTGCTAAAGATCAATTGGTTCATTCGTTGTCTGCTAAACCTAAGTTTGAACATTCGATACCTGAACCAGGTTCAACTAAGATCACCGGTGGTAAGCCGGCTAAACCTGAAGGCTTTGTCGTTATCAGAAATAACAGACCGACTAAGTTTGTGGATAGAGCAGAGTTTAGTAGAGCAAATTTCGCTGCTAGACCAAGGTAATTCTCAACCGCCCACATATGGATTATACAGGCAAGGCAACTAAAAATCAATGAAAAGTATTAAAGAAAAGCAGATTTTGGTAAAGTGGGCTAAAGCTATGAACGAGCCCGTTGACCCTGCTTTGGTTGAAGAGGTAGAGCGCTATACTGCGTTACAAGAGAGTGTAGCAGCATCGGTTAAGACTAATATCTTTTCTGATCTAGCTGATGCCGCAAAGAATGAACCACCAAATGTTCGAGCCCAGATTATTGCATTTCCAGTCCCCCCGTCTTTGGATGAATTAGAGCAATTACTAAGAGAGACAACTGATGAGTTGGTTCAAGCACAGACACCCCAAGAACTGACCCTTACCGAAGAAGCACCCGCACCCAGTACCCCCGTTACCGAAACCTTAATTGATAGAGCGGTAACTCACATTGCTAAGGAGGTTAAGAGTGAAGAGACATCTTATCAACAACCAGATGCTGATTCTTCTGGGCGCTCGGTCAATGATATTCGTAAAAAGTTAAAGTTCTTAGAAGACTGGATTTCAAAGATATCGTTAACTGGTCCCGGAGGTGGGGCCGGGGATGTAATTAACTTAGATCACCCAGTGAAATTAATCACAGGTGACTATACAATTACAAGAAGAGATTACTACATTGGAGTTAATGCGGCAGCCGCAGTTAACATTACTTTAGTAGATGCTGTGGGTCATCCAGGTAGATTGATAGTGATTAAAGATGAGTCTGGTAACTGCTCAAACAACCCTATTACGGTTAATGGAACAGTAGATAATGATCCCGGAGGCTTTATTCTTCAAATGGATAATGGGGGCATACAAATGATATACCGAGACGGTTGGAGAATAATTTAATGACATATTTGTTCAGTGGCAATTCCACTATTTCTAATGAAGTAGAAGTTAAAAATGATACGGGTAATGCTCTACCGGTTGTAGGTAATGTTTGGTTGAATAACAATACTTCAAGAGTAACAATATTAAATCCATTACCAGTTACGCTGGGTAGCTCTAATATTACTATTATTGGTAATACAAATATTATTGATACTGTTACAGTTGCAAGTACCCCTGAAAATCCTGTACATGTACACGTAACAGAAATCGGTTCATCTGGCAACATACTTACCTCGTTCATGCCAGTTGGAGGAAATGTTTATTTAAACAATAATTCATCAACAGTAACTGTCTCAAATCCACTACCAGTATCAGCTACTATTGCTAACATAATTACTGTAATTGCAGAAGAGGCGGCAGGTAATTTATTTGCTATTAATAATCATGCAATTAATACAAACCGTGGTTGGACAATGGATGAAACCATGCGACCGGTCATAAGTTTCAGGGTATCCAATACTAGACCTATAACTGAACTTACCGAAATTTTAGAATACGAGATCGGTAATAATAACGCAAATCAAAGTACAATAGTATATGAATGGTATGAGGGGGAAATTGCAATCTCCGGCGCAGCTATCCCAGCATGGACCTCTGTAGGCAATAGAACTGAATATAGAATTTATCAAGACAAAAACAGTTCCAATCAGGGTAATACCTTTACACCAAATGGTGCATATATGAGACACTCGGGTATTATTATTGGAAAAAACTCAGATGCAGATGAAGGTCCTGCAACATTGTATGGTGGTACAACACCAAACATGTTAACTCTTTGTATGAGAAGAGTGGATAATACTACAAAGCTTGATGTTTGGTTTGCATTTAATTTTAAAGAATTAACCTAATGAAAACATTTAAAGACATTAGAGAGAACTTTCAAGACGGCCGTAACCCCCAGGATAAGGGTGATATGGCAAGACATGGTCTCAAAGGTAAATCTATTACTCAATTAAAGAAGGTTAGATCTTCTGATTCAGCATCACCTAGAGAAAAGCAATTGGCCCATTGGAGAATCAATATGTCACTAGGTAAAAAGAAAGATAAATAAACGGCTAACTAATTAAATACCATGGACTTTATAGACTACCTAACAGAAGCACCGGAAAAACACGGCGTACTTGCGTATGGCCGTATGAATCCACCCACTACTGGGCATGAGCAGGTTATTAATAAAGTACACGAAGTTGCTAAAGAACACAATGCTGTTCATAAGGTAGTTCTATCTCATTCTCAAGATAAGTCTAAGAATCCGTTGCCGGCTGATGTTAAAGTAAAGCATGCCCAGCATGCATTTCCAGGTACTAATATTGAAGCGGCTTCTAAAGAGCACCCTACTATTCTTCATCATGCAGCTGCAATGGCCAGCCAAGGTGTTAAGCATCTACACGTTGTTGCTGGTTCAGACAGGGTAGAAGAGTACCATAAGTTACTGCATAAGTATAATGGCGTAAAGAGTGCACACGGTAGCTATAATTTTAAATCTATCAAAGTACATTCCTCGGGGGAAAGAGACCCTGATGCAGAAGGTACTTCAGGTGTCTCAGGTACTAAGATGCGAGAGCATGCTGCTGCAGGCAGAAAGAAGAAATTCCATGCCGCGTTACCTTCTAAGATGAAGCTAGAACATAAAGAAGCATTGTACCACGATGTAAGACAGCACATGGGTATTCAAGAGGCTGTAGCACCTGGTTCACAAGGTGAAGTAAAGATTTCTAAATACGAATGGGGTACCCCAGAAGGAACTAAAGAGATGAAGCGTATTACCCCTGGGGAAAGTAAAGTTAAGACAGAAGCTAAAGAAGCCGATTACGGCGAGAAGTTTCAGTCAATGATGAAGAGAGTTAAAGTAAGCGCTCAGTCAGGTCCTAAAAAGACAGTTTTTATCCCATCAAAATATGGTACAGGTGGCTCTTACAAGGTTGTACCAGATAACAAAGTTAAAGAGTCCGTAGAGGTAGAACCTATGCAATTAGAAGCAACAAGATTACCATTTCTGTTAATGACTGCCAATCAAAAGCGTGCATTATTCGAAGACGTAAATCAAGATCAATTAGAGTTCGATGGCATTCAAACTAAAAACTTGGATATGTGTCCCAGTGCTTATAAAGAATTTAAGAAGCTAATTGAAACTGCTAGAGCTGGCGAACGCATTGGTGAGCCTACCGGTCATCAAACATCTTCAAAAGCTGTTCAAGATGTTGCAGCAGGTATTGCCTCCAAGCCTTCTACCCTCCGTAATATGCAGTTTAGACAATACACAGGGTTATAATGTTAATAGATGAATTAAAAAAAGTGCATGCGGATGCATTTACTTTTTACCTAAAGGCGCACTTCTATCATTGGAATGTTGAAGGTCCAAACTTTTCTCAGTACCATGACTTTCTTCTGAATCTCTATCAAGAGGTTTTTGCCTCGATTGATACTCTTGCAGAATTAATTAGAACTTTAGATTCTTATGCACCTGGTACACTTACAAGATTAAAAGAGTTAACATCTATTGAAGAGACAGATGATGTACCAGATGCAAAAACTATGATGACCAGATTACTTCAAGAAAATAATATTTTAAGAGCATCATTACTAACTGCTTATACAACTGCAGATACAACAGGTGAAGTAGGCATTGCTAATTTTTTACAAGATAGAATTCAGGCTCACGAAAAACATTCATGGATGTTAAGGTCAATACTAAAATGATAAACGATTTAAATATACAGCACGAACTATTAAAAACAGCATTAGAATCTACTGATGCCTATTTAGGTATCGAAAAGCAGGCGGTAGCCGCCAACAAAGCTACCCCAATGATGATACATGACTTTACGTATCACATGTCGCGTACTCATGATGCATTACAGTCACTAGGTGTTCTAAATATTCACCAAGAGTATATGACCAGTCATGTAGAAACAATGAGTAAACTTTTTGGTGATGATGATGCTAATTTAGCAGACTTACCTTATGCACATCTACCTGCTGCAGACTTTAGTGGTATGGATGAGTCTAAAAAGTTTTATGCTGATGCTAAGAAAAGAGCAAAAGCCGACACCCCACAAGAAAAGTTATCTTCTGCCTGGAAGACAAAAGCAAAAGCCCGAGCAGCTGCAGCCGGTAGAGAGTATCCAAATTTAGTAGATAATGTCTGGGCTGCACGTAAACAAGAATCTGTAGTTGCTTCATTTGCAAACTTTATTGCAGAAAAAAAAGAACAATTTAGCGAAGATGATATCAACGAAATGGTTGATGGTCTTAAGTGGGAAGATATTGTCGATCTCTATTCAGAAGAAGAACTAATTGAAGAAGAAACTGAACAATTAGATGAAAAGATTTCTGCACAATCTAGACTTAAAAGACGTCAATCTTTTGCGCGTGGTAAAGGTAAAAGAACTACTGCCAAGAGCATTAAGTTAAGAAGAGCATCAACACCTGAAACACTTCAGAAAAGAGCTCAATTGGCTGCTCGCCGTGCAATCTATCAACGTTTCCTTAGAGGTAGAGATAAGTCTGCTCTTTCTGCATCTGAAAAAGATCGTATTGAGCAACAGGTTAAAGGTATGAAAAACATTCAATCTAGTATTGCTACTAGAATGGTACCTAAGATGCGCTCTATTGAACAAAAACGTCTTGCACATTATAGAGGCGGTAGCAAAAAGTGAAAAAATTAATCCTTATTTCTGTTTTTTTATTATCTGGTTGTTCAACAGTAGATAAGGTTAAGGAGATGTGGCCAAAGCCGCATGACCCGGTCATGGTAGGTGCATATATTGACTTGGAGAGACAGTTAGAAGCTGTAAGTTGTAAGTCAAAAGAAAGTATTGAACCAGCGGCGTTTAAAGCTGACTGGCTAAATAGATATGCCGAGTTTAGAAATGAACCTCAAAGAGTCTCTACAAAAGCAATTTTAGAGAATTTAGAGAAAGCTAAAAAAGCACCCGAACTAGTCTGCGATAGATGGGTAACGTTAAGCAAGACTAGAATGAAAATTATCAAAGAGTCATGGAGTGGACGATGAGTGATGCAATTGTACAATATGTAAATGAGCAATCCATTCGTGGAGATCTTGCTCGCGAATTATTAGGTATTATGAGCGATTATGAATCTGGTACTATTAGTGCAGAAGATAAATCGGAACTACTTCATGAAGTAATGGCCTCCTATCAAGCATCTGATCTTGCAAGAGATGAGGTGATGTGGAGATGGGCAATATCAGCGGCAACACTGGTGGCTAGTCTATGAAGACATTTAAAGAGATTACCGCACCTAGAAACTATGCTGATGGATCACTGATATCAGCCAAGTTACCACCTGCGTATGAAAAAGCGAAAGGTGATAGAAATTGTGCAAATTGCGGCGCCTATGTACCAGGTACAAAGTATTGTAAAGTTTGGGATGCAAAAGTACGCCCGGAATATTATTGCAAAAAATGGGTTGCAATAGAAAAATAACTTTAAGAACTTAATGGTACTAGAGAATTTAAGAAATTGGTTCAGTAAGACTCACCCTGAAGGTAATTGGGTGAGAATGGATACCAAGGGTAATATAAAAGGTGACTGTGCAAGAGAGCCCGGAGAGGGAAAGCCCAAGTGTCTTCCGCTATCCAAGGCCCGTTCTATGTCGAAGGATGATAGGGCTGCTGCAGTAAGAAGAAAGAGAAGAGAAGACCCGGTTGCAGATCGGGCTGGCAAAGGAGGAGCACCAGTAATGGTAAAATCAGAATCATTAAATACTTTTTCTAATTTAAGAGAAGGTCTGTTGGTAGAGAAAAATGAACCTACTAACCCCGAACTCTGGTCTAGAGCTAAGTCTTTGGCCAGACAAAAATTCGATGTCTATCCTTCAGCCTACGCCAATGGGTTTGCAGCAAAGTGGTACAAAAAACGTGGTGGTAGTTGGAGAATAAAAGAAGAACTATTACCAGAAGAACTATTTGATCTTATAGAAGATGTAATAGAAGATATTGCAAAAGATAATAACGTTGACTCTGAATTGATCTGGGAAGATCTTGAATCAATACCAGATGAAGAGTTAGTTGAAGTTGCAGCCTGGCAGCGTAAAGAAGGTAAGAACCCAGAAGGTGGTCTGAATGCTAAAGGTATTGCTGCCTACCGTAGAGAGAACCCAGGCTCTAAATTACAAATGGCTGTAACAACCAAACCATCTAAGTTAAAACCAGGTAGTAAAGCGGCTAATAGAAGAAAGTCTTTTTGTGCTCGCATGGGTGGTATGAAGAAAAGACTTACATCTGCAAAGACTGCAAGAGACCCAGATTCTAGGATTAATAAAGCTCTTAGAAAATGGAACTGCTAATTAACTTATAAGTATACGAAACTAAAGGAAACAAAATGGACATGAAATCTATTTCACAAAAATTACAAGATGACATTCGCGCAGTGATGGAGGCCAATCTCCACCCCAATCAACAAAAGATTGATGTGCATGAGCCAGAGAAGGATGAGATTACCGCTCACGACTTTAAAAAACTTCGTGCAATGAAGAAGACTAAAGACGGTAAAGTTCACAATTGTGCTACGCACGTTGAGCATGCTGTTCTGGGTAAGGGTACAACAGTATCTGAGCAGCACGCTACACCAGATGCGAACGGTGATATTGAATGGTATACAGTTGAATTTGAAACCGGTACTCACCAGATTGCAACTAAAGAGTTGACGATCACTATGTCAGAGGCTCATATGCATGAGTCAGAACAAGTGGATGAAGAAGAAAAGAAGAAGCCTGTTAGTCCTTTTGACTATAAAAATTATAAGAGTCAAATACCTACAAAACCAGGTGAGACAGCTGGCTTTGATTCTAAGAAAATCTCTACAGGTACAGTCTATACTAGAAAGCCAGTTAAAGAGGCAATGTCTCATCAAGCTAAGACCACAATGAAGCATATTCCTAATCCTTCACCTGCACTTAAAAAAGCAGCTAAAGATATTAAACCAGGTATTGCAGGCATTCGCGATCGCTTTGACATGCTCGATGCTGGTGGTGTTAAAAGAGAAGAAGTTGAAATTGATGAAGCATATCAAACAGCCAAGAGTGAATTCGTAGCTCGTCAGGGAAGACTGACAGCTGCAGCTGCTGAAACTGAAAAAGATCCAGTGCGCCTGAAAAGAATGTCTAGCATACCAGGCTATAGTGCTGCAATGGATTTAGCCAAAAAGACAACTCAGGGCGCAAAGCATACTAAAGAAGAAGTTGAGCAAGAAGAATACACATTTGCTGATTACTTAGATGCAGTACGCACACAATACGGTGATGAAGATGCAGTTTTAATTGCTAACGAAGCATTTAAAAACAAAGATATTACATTGTTTAGCGACCAATCACAAAGTCCTGAAGCCTAAATATATTACGGGCGCCACCTATACGGTGGCATGGAATAAAAGAAAAACAAGGAGACATAAATGTCCGCATGGGGTCTATCAGACAATACAACTATTGCAGGTACTGTTACACATTACATTGCAAATACCAACCTAGTTGGTGCATCAACGTACTTTTTAGCTAATCTTAATGCTGGAGATTATCTAACTATTTCTGGTGTTTCGGGTAAATATCAGGTAGCTGATATTACCTCTAATACTGCTCTTTCATTGACTACAATACCACGAACAGCTGGTACTTCTAAAGTAGTTTTTGTTCAGCAAGGTCCAAAATATGAACATTCTAGCAATATAGCTCCTGTCGATAGACAGAGTAACATTGTTTCTATTGAAAATATCTACGGTGTAGATGCTGCAGAGATTACAACTGTTTCAATTGGTTCTATTTCAGTTAATGCTACTGGTGCAGGCTATCAAAGATTAGCGAATACAACTGCAATTACTGCTAATACCGCTATCACAATTGCAACTACTGGACTTTCACAGCCCCAGTCTAATGCAACCGCTACTCTGACTTTCACAAGCAACGTATTAACAGCTATCACGGTTACTAATCCTGGTAAGGGTTACACTGCGGCCGCTCAAGCTAATACTACAGCTACTATTGCAACAACTGGCGCCTCACAGCCAACTACTAATGCCACTGCAACTATTAACTTTAGTTCTGGTTCAACTTCTAACGCAGCCCACACCGGTTGGGTAAGCTACATTACCTATACTGATGCTCACGGTCAGATTCGTGAAAAGAAAGAAGTATTAGTTGCGCTTTCTAAGAACGGTATTACAAGTGATGACGAAGAAACAATCTTCCCTGATTAATTATGGCTGATAGTAAAGTAAGTGAACTAACATCGGCCACCTCTGTCGGGGTGGCTGATTTTCTATATCTAGTACAATCTGATACCAGTAAGAAGGTGACTGCGGCAACTATGTTTGCCAATGCCGCCAACGTTACATTAAAAGGTAACATTAATTTGGACTCTTCTGTCCAGACTATTAACTCTGCTGGTACCATGGTTGATTTGACTAAACCGGTGACCCATCTGGCTGCTGACGCTTCAGGGGGCTCTATTGCTATTCCTGCCGGCACAGTTAACCAGATTAAATATATTACGATGATATCAACATCGGGTGGTTCATTTGCTATTAGTGCGAATATTGCAAATACTCAAACTATTACATTCAGTGCTGTCGGTAAGACTGCACAACTTTTATATACCAATGGTAAGTGGCACATGGTCGGAGGTACCGCTACCATCGCCTAATTATGAACCTTGATCTGACTGAAGAGAACTTTACATTATATGCAATTAAACATTATGACAACCCAGCATGCAAGGGCATAGCAGAGTTTAATGATGATTTAAAAAGATTCAGATACCTTAAGAGACTTTTTAATAAGTATACTGCAGGTAAAGATCTCAAGGAAAGATTAATACTTAATCACCTGGTGGTCATTTATAATTTATTTGGTGCTGAGGCTGCAACCAAAATGCTCTTCTTTAAAGTAGAAAGAGAATTCTGGCCGCAACTTAAAACCTTTCTCGTCTTTCTTAATTTTATGCCTATTGGTCCTATTTCAGCACAGGGTATAGTGGTTGAGGGGTATGAAATACCTTTAGACGAAAAAGTAGCCATAGCATTAGGAAAGATTTAATGGGACGTTTAGTAGATTCAGTTATTGCATACCGTATTCTTAGAATGCTAACAATTCCGTTTGTAGAAACGGATGCGTATAGACTCGGTATTATAGATGCCAAGGGTAAGGAGCTGAAAAAGATGAGTCAGCTTAATACCGGGGCTGAGCTGGCTGCTTACACTATACTACATAGAATGGTATACCGTATCAAGAGAATTATTGAAAAGGTACCAGTTGATAATAAAAAAATTGTTACATTTGCTGCTGCATTATCATTAATAAAAGAAAATTACCAGAACAATTGCGAACCTATCGATTTAGAGCTACAATACTTAAATAGATTACATACAGATTTAACCGAAGATATTAAATACGTTCAAGAGAATCTTAATACGAAAAAGATATATACATTTAAGCAATACTCCGAGGATGCAGCAGCCCCTATTGCAAACAATGCTGGCTCACCAGGTGTAGCCGGATTCACACCTGATACCCTAGGTGTACCTAAAAGTAAACAACCCCCACTACTGAAGCGAAAGAAGGTAATTAAAAATGTTTAAATCAATCAAAGAGTTTTTTGTCGGTAAGCCAAAGGTCGAGGAACCAGTAGTACAGGCTCCCGAGGCAGTACCTGCTCCTGAACCTACCCCGGTTGTAGAGCCTGTACCAGCTCCTGTAACTGAAACAGTGACAGTAGTTGAGCCTGCACCTGTTGTAGAAGAAATTAAACCTGAAACAGTTGTTATTTCTATCTCTGATAATATGAACGTAAGTGTTAATACACAATCAGATACGATTACATTAACACCACCTGCAGACCCTAAGCAATGGCCATTTCCGAATACTCAGCCTGCTGAAGCAGAAGTTAAGAAAAAACGTACGTTTGTTAAGCGTCAAGAGCCAGCAACTGACAAGAAGCCAACTCCTGCCATTACAGCAAATAAAACTAAACCTCGAAAAAAGAAGTAAATGGCTGAAGCAATGTCAAAAGCGGATCTGGAGACAGAGACCAGAGTATCGGTACTTGAAACTCAGGTCGATTCTATTACAGGTAGCGTAACTAAGTTAGAACAAAAAATTGATTCTAATTATGCGACCCTCCATCATCGTATCAGTGATATGAGAGATGATCTGCGTAATGACATTGATACCAAGCATGAAAAGATTATCGATAAACTTGACTCACAAACAAAAGCCAGTACCGAACAACATAAAGCTATAGCGGAAAAAATTAGCTCTATTGAAAAGTGGCGTTACATGATGGTTGGGGGCGCTATTGTTGTTGGTTACTTTTTGGCACACATTAAGTTAGAGAAACTAATTTAACTTGCCTTTCTGACAGTTTTATATTATAATAAGGTCTCTCTAAGAGGCCTTTTTTATTATGTCCGTATTCCTTGATCAAAAATATCTTATGTTAATAAGTAACCGTCTTCCTCTGTTTAAGAAGAAGAAGGATAATACTTATAACTGTAGATGCGTTATATGCGGTGACTCTCAAAAGAACAGACGCAAAATGCGAGGTTACTTCTTCGCATATAAAACCGACTTACGATATAAGTGTTACAATTGTGACATATCGTTGAGTTTTGGTAACTTTCTTAAATCCCAAGACTCTATGATGTACTCTCAGTATTCTTTAGAGAAGTACAGTGAGGGTCATAACAAGTCTGCAAACGTTGTTCCTGAGTTTAAGTTTGAGGTGCCAGTATTTAAAAACGATAACGAAAAACTACTTGATAAGTTATTAGATAGAGTAGATACATTACCGGCAGACCATGAAGTGGTTTTGTTCTGTAATAGTAGAAAAATACCTAAAGAAAAGCAAAAGCATCTCTATTTTATTAATAATATTAAGGACATCGTACAATTAAATGACAAATATAAAGAAAGTATTCAAGGTGAGGAACCCCGATTGGTGCTCCCTTTTTACGATAACAACAATGAGCTATCTGGAGTTACCTGTAGAGCCTTACGCGGTGAGGCGCTTCGTTATATCACTATCAAAGTTAAAGACGGTGTACCGCTCTTATTCGGTATAGACTGTGTAAACAAGAGTAAACCTATATACGTGGTAGAGGGTCCTATTGATAGTTTGTTTTTAGATAATGCAATTGCCGTAGGTGGTACCTCGTTTGGAAAGCTTAATGAGATCGGTCTCGATAAAGATAAACTAATAGTGGTGTTTGATAATCAACCTCGCAATAAAGAAGTATGCAAGTTGATTGAGAAAAATATAGAAGTAGGTTATAATGTAGTTCTGTGGCCACAGACAATATCAGAAAAAGATATTAATGAAATGGTAATGGCTGGTCATAACGTTAAGAAAATTATTAAAGATAATACGTTCAGTGGTCTGACAGCGAAGATGAAATTTATTGGATGGAAAAGATGTTAACTAATAACGAAATAACAAATGTCAGGCTTGTCTCATATTCAAAACCAGCAGACTTACTCGAAGTTGAAACCACACAGGACCTGGCCGCGTACTGTGCCCGCGTCTCCAATCCTTCCAACCAGTTTAACTCAGAGACATCAGAAAGACTCATCAGATATCTTATTAAGCACCAACACTGGTCACCCCTCGAAATGGTCTCCGCCTGTCTCGAAATCACCACCACCCGAGATATCGCAAGACAAATCTTACGCCATCGCTCATTCTCATTTCAAGAATTTAGCCAGCGGTACGCCAACCCAGTTGAGGACCTTGCTTTTGTTCTTCGAGATGCAAGATTACAAGATAACAAGAATCGACAAAACAGCTTAGAGATAGATTTAACTAAAGATGATGATAGACGTCTGGCCTATCAGTGGGAGCAGATGCAGCGCGGGGTGATTGATAAGGCCAAAGATGCTTATACGTGGGCTGTTGAACACGGTATTGCAAAAGAACAAGCTCGAGCTGTTCTACCAGAAGGTAATACGGTATCTAGACTTTACATGAACGGTACAATTAGATCGTGGATTCATTATATTCAATTACGCGCAGCTAATGGTACGCAAAAAGAACATATCCTAATTGCTATTGAATGTGCCAAGGCAATTGCAAATATATTTCCAATGGCCACCGAGTTCATACCTCAAGATTAATAAATAACCTACAATGTGGATATTTAACTTTCTTCCTGACAGCTTCTTTCATGCATTCGGTATAGTTGGTATACTGGCGATTCTTGCCAGTATGTTTCTCAAAAGAATCCCCTTCGTTGATAACTACTA